CAACACTACCCCCAAGGGCAACGTGCCCAACGACGTCCTGCGGCTGGCAGGCATGGCCTTCCGCACCCACTTCGACGTCCTGGCCAATGGCATCGCGCTGGCCGCCGAATGAACGGCCTCGCCACAGCGATCGGCGTGGCCACGGTCGGTGCGCGGTTCCTCCCGGACGGCGCACCGACAGCCACCGACCTGCAGAAGATTCAGGCCCAGTACTTCCAGGCCGACGGACTCTCACAGAAGTCCCCGGACCTTCCCGGCCCGCTGACCGGCATGGGCCTCCAGGAGAACGCCCAGGGGCAGTTCAACGCCAACCGGTCGGACTACTCGAAGGGGAGCATCTTCTTCCGGAAGTCCGGCCAGGGCCTCAAGTTCACGGCGGGATCCCCCGGCGCTGGCGCCACGACCCTCGGGGCCATCGACTTCGACCTGATCCTCGAAGAGGAGATCACCCTCTCCGCCAAGGTCTGCCAGCACCCGGTCCAGAGCGGCGACCCGATCACCGACCACATCCAGCCCCTCCCCATGGCGGGACGGCTCAAGGTGCTGGTCTCCAACTACTCCCTGAAGTACGGGCCCGGCGGCGTCAACGCCTCTGCGTGGAGCCCGTCCGTGAACCGGGCGCTGGCCGCCTACGACGCCTTCAAGCTGCTCATGCTGGCCCGCACCACCGTGACGCTGGTGACCGTGCTGGAGACCTACTCGGTGAACTCCATCGTCATCACCAGGGTGTCCGTGCCGAAGACCCACGAGGACGGCGACTCGCTGACCTTCACGATCGACTACGTCCAGATCAAGGTGATCGCCAAGCTGAACACGATGGCGCTGCCCGTGTCCGCCAAGGCCACGAACCCCACGGTCCCCCGGAACTTGAACGCCATGCAGCCTGCCGGTAACGGCACGCAGTCACCTACCAACACGCCCGTCCCGCCCAGCGGCATCATCAGCGCAGAGGGTTCGGGGGACGGCACATGAAAAAGTTCGCCTACAACCCGTTCCTCTCCTCCCAGCAGACCTTTCGGTTCGTGACCGACGAGGGCACAGCCGTCGTGGTGACGCTGCGGTGGAACGGGCGGAGCAACTTCTGGTTCCTGGATGTGACCCAGACCCTGGCCGACGGCACCACGTCATCGTTCTACGGGGTGAAGGTGGTTGCGAGCTTCCCACTCCTGCGTGCCGTGCAGAGCCTGTTCGCCTTCCCCGGAGATTTCATCGTCTTCCCGGCGTCCAGCGGCGTCGTGGGACAGCCCATCGCGTTCCCGGACCTGGGATCCCAGTGGTTCCTCTGCTACCTCAACGCCACCGAGATCGCCGCCTGGAAGGTGCAAAATGGCGTTCAGTAGGGTTTTGGACATCTACGCGGGGGACAATCCTGCGGGGACGCAGGTGGGCACAGCGACGCTCATGCAGCAGGGCGAACTTTACCAGCTCGCCGGGATCAACCACGTCACCGGCGAGGATTCCCTGCACGCCTCCGCGGAGGTCCACCGTTCGAACACGATGGAGCGCAACGTCGCCGAAGTCAAGATCATGAACTTGAACTCCGACACGAGGAAGTGGTTGGAAGATCCGGGCAAGATCCTGCGGGTGGACGCGGGCTACACCGACGAGGGTTTCGGCACGATCTTCTTGGGCCAGATCGACTACGCCACATCGACGCTGATCGAGAGCGACTGGGTGACGACCATCACCGCCTACGGCTTCCGCGCGCGGTCGATGGAATTCGAAACTCTTCTGACCGCAGTCTCCTACGACCCCGGCACCGACCTCCAGACGATCCTCAACGGCCTGGGCCTGATCCTCGGGGTGCCGGTCTTCGGGGTGAACGTATCGAACATCGTTCCCCAGGGCGGCTTCGTGGATGTGGGGCCGATGCGGAAGATGTTCCGGAGGGTCGAGAAGATCCTTGCCGCACCTGGGGTCAACTTGGGGCTCTACTACGACCTCGCAGAACTTCGCGTCTTCAAGGCGGGCCAGCCCGACTTCCAGATCGAAACGCTGATGTGGGACCTCACCAGCGGACTCACCAGCGCCAAGTGGGTGGTCCACGAGGTCACGGCCTGGCGCAAAGAGGTCAAGGCTGCGCGGGCGCTCCAGAAGGCCCAAGCGGCCTACAACAAGCGAAAGTCTCCTGATGGGCAGACACGTGCCGCGCAGACCGTGTGGTACAAGAAGTACGCTGACGCCGAAGCCAAGCGGGAGCGTGTCGAGCTCCACGGGCTCGTCAACCACATTGCCCGCCCCAACTGCCCCGTCAAGGTAAGCCACCCGGCGCTCTCCACCGACGGATACATGCTTCTCGTGGCGGACGACATCACCTATCGCCTGACGAACTTTGGCGAGGACTTCGACATGGCGATTCACGCCTCGCGCGATGCGTCGGGGAACGTCTGATGTCGAAGATCACCCTTCCCGAAGCCGTCCAGTTCCTGATCGACGCCAACATCGAGGGCGTCCACACCTGCATCCCCGGGATCGTGACGTCCTACGACGGCCACAAGACCCGCCGCGCCACGGTCCAGCCCTCCGTGCGGCTCCCGTCCTCCAACGGCGTGCTCATGGACATCCCACCCATCGGCGGCGTGCCGGTGGTGTTCCCCTCCTCCGCGCTGGGCACCCTGTTCTTCCCGATCAACCCGGGCGACGGCGTGACGCTGGTGTTCTCCGAGGTGGGGATTGGCCGGTACTTGCAGAGCGACGGGAACGACTTGGCCGATCCGGGCTCGCTGGACCGGCATGCCCTGACCGACGCCATCGCCATCCCCGGCCTCTGGACCTGGGGCTCCGCGCCGGAGTTCCCCGCCAGCGCGGCGATGGATGCCGTGGTGCTGGTGAGCGGGAACGGTTCGATCGTGGAGCTGGGCGCGACGGTCGGGATCCGCAATGCACAGACCGATCTCCGGGCGGAGCTGGAGACGATCTACCAAGAGATCGACGATCTGCGGAGGGACTTGGCGCTCAACTTCAATGCGGTGGGAGCGGGCATCACCGCCGGGGCATCCTTCCTTACTGCCGCAGTCACCGCAGCCACGGGAGCCGCCACGGGACACACCGTCGCGAGGGCGCAGGTTGCGCTCGACAAGGCCTCCCTGCAGGAGCTTCTGAAATGAGCACGACCATCGCCCTCGGGATCGACGCCGTGGACCCCACGATCGCCACACCGATGTACGACCTCTACCTGGATTCCACCGGGCAACTGAAGTTCCACCAAGCCACCAACGCCGTCGTAGCCCAGGCGGTCATCACCCGCCTGCGTACCATGCTGGGCGAGTGGTACCAGGACCCGACCATCGGGATCGACTACGTCGGGCAGGTACTCATCAAGGGACCGAATCTCGCCACCCTCCAGCGGTATTTCGCCGCGCAGATCGCGCTCGTTCCCGGAGTGGCCTCGGTGGTCTCCGTCACCTGCACGCTGAACTCCGCGACGCGGACCCTCTACGTGAAATTCTCCGCCATCGCCACCGACGGTTCGGCCGTCCAAGGGAGCATTTGATGGGAACCTACGTCACAGCCACGGGCTTCGTCGCCCGCACGCTCCAGCAGATCCTCTCCAGCTTCAACGCCGCGATGGTCTCCTTCTTCGGCCCGACGATCGACACCTCCGCAGAAGGTCCCACCGGCCAGCTCCTGGGCCTCGAGGCCGCAGGCCTGGGCGACGCGTGGAACGGCATCCAGGAGGTCTACGCCTCCATGGACCCGGCGCAGGCCTCCGGCGCAGCCCTTGACCGCATCTGCGCCTACACGGGCGTCGTGCGCATCGCCGCCGCGCAGTCCACGGTGTACGCGAATCTCTACGCGCTCCCCGCCAACGACGGGGTGACGATTCCTTCTGGCAGCACGGCCCGGCGAGTGAGGGGGGCGGTGGTATTCTCCCTAACCACCAACGCCGTCATCTCGTCGGGCTCCTGCCAGGACCTCTACCTTTCGTTCGGCACCGTGCCAGCGATCGGTGCTACGGTGACTCTGGTCACCTCGTTCGGCAGCTTCTCCGTGACCGCGACCTCGGACGCGGTCGCCACGACCCGCGCGATCAACACGATGTCGCTCCTGGCCGCCGCGATCAACGCGGGCACCTGGGGCACACCCACTCCGCCGACGCTCCCTGGCGTCGCCCAGGTCTGGTCTGGCGGCGTGCTCCAGTACCCGGCGACGGACGCGGTCGGCGGCGAGCAGTTCCCGACCGGTGTGGTCCTGCGCCTCCAGCACCAGATGACCCCGTTCTCCTACTCGTCGG